CAAAACTGGTGCATTCTAAGAAACTTGCCAACAGGTTTCTTGATGAACATAAAGTTCCTCTCCGTGATAGGAATAACGCCGCTTTTGTAGCACGAATACATTCTACAGTGCAAAAAGCGGTCGATTCCGGAGATGATGCGATGTTATTCAGCCCAATAAACGAACAGCACAATTTAAACTTTGTTCGCCCATTGCGCATTGCAGCGAAGACTTTTCAGTTCGCCGCGATGGCCGCAACGATGTACGGTCTTATGAGATCAAGACTGGGCATTGCTGCAATGGGCCTACTGGCAAAAATTGCACAGAACTTCACTTCCGCAACCGCCCAGACCTTGGGATATGGAAGCGGTTCTCTGCTGTTCTCGCTTTTGAAGAACTCCGCTCGGTTGATCCGTGCGTTGGGACAAGGTATGTTGAATGGAATGGTATCCCACTATCAGAGCGGAATCCAACCATTGTTATGCAGAATTGCTCGCATAACGTTATCAAATCCTTAGAGTCCCGCTACTTCAAAGCGACACCCGACCCTTGCCCTGGTCGATTAGATTGGGCACTTCTAGATCGCATAGTCGAGGATTTAGTCGTACGCATCAAGGGTTCGTTACAACCCTTTGATAGCCAGGGTTTCCTCAACCGTAAAAAGGGGAAATTGCGTTCACGTTATTTGAACGCCTACAACAAGATGAGACGTAACGGTCTTGATCTGTCAAAGAATAGTGATATTTCGGCTTTTGTCAAGCTTGAACGCTATTTTGAGGAGGGTAAATCCCCGCGCATGATAATGGGTAGAAACCCCATGTTCAACATCCTATATGCTCAAATCATTGAACCAATAGAGAAATCTTTCTTTTCTCTAGACCAAGTAGCCAACGCTTGCGACTACCGCAAATGTGGTGAAAAATTCACTAAATTAGTTGGTGAATGGTTTATGGAAAATGATATGAGCAAATATGAGAGTTCCCAACGTTTGTTTGCTCTTTATTTTGAACATCTGGTTTATTCACTCGCGCTACCGGATCAATCCGACCTCATTGACATCCTTTTTTCTTATAAGACCAGAAAGAAGGGACACACTAGCACTGGAGTCAAATTTGACTTCTGGGAATGCAGAGGTTCTGGTGACATGGACACCTCTCTAGGTAATGGGATCCTAAATTATATCTCAACGCAATATTTCTTGGTGAAGAATTATTGCAAAGACTGTGGCCTTAGTCGCTGCAGTGTTCCCGGGTGCAGGTCTTACAAATTCGTCGTGAAGGGCGATGACTCATACGCCGCTGTTCCACGATTTGGTGACAGTTACGTGAACACTTATCAATATTTTGGTTTCGACGCCAAAATATTCATAAAGAAAACTCCTGAAGATGTTGAGTTTTGTTCGGGTCATTTTATAGAGTATTTACCTGGTAAATACACCTACGTCCAGAAAATTAGGAAAATGCTAGAATCTTTGACAACTTGTTTGAATCAAGATGCGATCAGCAGAGGATGGGTCATGCATTATTATAAGAGTTTGGGG